ACGGAAACTCTGCAATAACAAGGGTATTGTTTGTGCCATAAAAAATTCAAGATATGCATCAAACAGTAAACAATATTTATGGAGCACACAATATACGCATGAATATTATAGCAAATATTGGGATCATGAAACTGGATTGGGTTATAAATTGGAGGTAGATGTTAAATCGTTTACATTAGATGCCCAACCATTTTGCCATTGTTGTGGCGAACCTATCCAATCTTCATATGCTAGACGAATTTGTAAATGTAAAAAATAATTTTACCATTTTGATTTTTTTACATTAATCGTAGTCGTTTTTTTTTTAGATTTATTTGGATCATATGCTTCATCTTCATCGTCTGATCCCATATTTTTAGAAATTTCCCAAAATTCACGTGAGCCTAATTTAAAATCAGGATGTTTTTCCGCCTTATACCAATAAATTTGGTCATTCAACTTATTGGATTTTGCGTTATTATTGATAACCAAGCACTCGTAATTTTCCGTTGTTTGATCCATAACCGCACAAAACGCTTCTAATGTTGGAAACATACTAGCATAATTTTCCCATATTCTTTTTCTATTGGTTAAATATGGTTCTCGCAAAATGAATACATAATCTATGTTGGTTCTTAAATTGGGCGGTATGCCTAACGGGTATTGCATTGTAATGATTAACATTATTTTCCAATGGCGCCCATTCATAAACAATAAACGCATCATTTTATCTCGTGTCCACGACTGATCATACAAACAATCATCTAATATTACAAACGCTCGAGGATCTATTGATGTTTTGTTATAGACCTGCATCTCTTTATTTATCTGTTTCAATACTGTCTTTTGCCTTCTTAATATATTTTCAATTAATACTGTATTATACTCTTCGTGAATAAACAATTTAGGTACGTGAGCAGCATAAAACCCATTTCCAGCCTCTGTTCCTGAAATAACGGTTCCGATTGGTATGTCTTGGTGATAATACAATAGATCTCTTACTAAGAAAGATTTGCCGGTATCACGGCGACCTATCATTACAATCACTGGCCCTTTATTTTCATCTGGCTTGAATGTAATTTCGCGCATATTAAATTTTTTCATTTCTAATGTCATAGTAAATTTATTAATATAATAATGACATATTAATAAACCCACTATCAAACGTGAAAGTATTGATAAGATATTTTAGTTATATTAGTTCAAAACTAAGAAGAAAAATATGAACACCTCTTATATTGATTTAAATAGTTTGATATGCCTAAATTCGAACTCCATTATCATAAACTTCCCAAAATAATAGACGAAAATATAACAGTTATTCAAAATAACGAAACATATGATGAATATGGCATTTATAATATACAATACTATCACCCACTTTATCGAGAATTATTCAATTTAAATGAAAATAATTATAACAGACTTACTTTGAATCATCGATATCAGATCGTGAATCCACAATATGTTTTTGATACAATCAATCAAAATACTTTAGAAAAAAATATCTTTATTAAATATTCTCCTCTATTGGACCCAATCCGCTATATGGTTGGTAAATATAAAGATGATATGTCTGCTATACCAAACCTACCCAGGCTGTCTAATAATGACAAAATTATACCGAAATATATGGATCCAAATAACGCAGCCTACGTCGACAATTTTTTCTATTATCTTACAAGTCAACTCTTACATAATCATTCATTTATTCACGCAACTGATTACTACGGGTCTTTTTTATCGATGAAAATGGATTTCAAATTCGACGTGTCTGATGATATAGAATATTTGCAGTCATCCAATTATTTTAATGAACAGATGAATAAATTATTCACTATTGAAGCGATCGAAAACCCATTTTTGAATTATGGTTCGCGTTGCAATAAGAAAAAAATAAATATTAACAATACACAAAAACATAATATAAGTTGCTATAGTCTTCCTGCATTAAATATCAAATGTCTAGAAGAATGTACGACAGATAGCTCATTTAATTTGATATACAATAACGATAAAGTTGGAAATGACGATAAAGTTGGAAATGACGATGACGATGACGATGACGATGACGATGACAGCAGTGAAGAGAATAATTCAAATGACAGCGACGACGATAATGAGGTTTCTTCTGGTATGGCTAATCTAAATGAAGACAATCTAAGCAATGCCGATGATTGGGAAACTGAAAGTGAAAATAGTACCTCCTCTTCATCTACTGCGGAAGAACTGTATGCAACCATTATGAACTTTCCTTGCCAGGGAATATGTATTGAAAAATGCGAGGGTACATTGGATGAATTATTTGAAAATGAACAAATGAGTAGCCAAGAAGGTATTTGTGCGTTATTTCAAGTAATTATGATATTATATTCTTATCAAAAATGCTTTCATTTTACTCATAACGACTTACATACAAATAATATCATGTATATCCATACTGAAGATCCATTTTTATATTATCGATGCAAAAAACAAATTTATAAAGTTCCAACTTACGGTAAAATATATAAGTTGATTGATTTCGGACGCAGCATATATAGATTCAATGGTCGGATTTTTTGTAGCGACAGTTTTGCACCAGGAGAAGACGCGTCCACACAATACAATTGCGAACCGTATATCAACGAAAAAAAACCACGCATTGATCCAAATATGTCATTTGATCTTTGTAGATTAGGCTGCTCGTTATACGATTTCATTATTGACGACGATGAACATCTCGAAAACTTTAATGACCTACAAAAAATAGTTTCGCTATGGTGTACGGATGATAAAAATAAAAATATTTTGTACAAAAAGAACGGAGAGGAACGATATCCAGATTTCAAATTATATAAAATGATAGCACGAACAGTGCATCGACATACACCTGAATCCCAATTGAAATTATATTTTTTCAATCAATTTGAAATCAGCAAAAAACAGTTAGAAAACAATATAACTCTCATAGACATTGATCAACTTCCGTGTTATGTATAACTAAAATAACTTAACACGGTCTTGACTTATCGCGGACTGACCGCTGCTTGTAAAGGTAGATACAAAATCTATCATATTATTATTTACTATTTCGCCGTGCCGATTGCTATACACAAACCTTTTTATATTGAAACTCTTCATTGTACGATAACATTCCGTACACGGCATCGATATATTGAGTGTATATGGATCACTTCGCATTATACGCGCGATGTACAGTGTTATCTTCTTTGTTATATTTCTCTTTTTACATTTGCGTAATACATCTATTTCTGCGTGGCAAGAACAAGTGTGGTTTATTAATCCATCTCTAGAATAGGTACGATAATTATTGAATCCTTTTGCTACTATTTTACCAGATACAACCGCTACACAACCGTGTTTATATGCAACTAATGATTTAGTCGCTTCTGTTCCTGCAATTTGCATATATCGCGCATCTTTATTCGAGCACTGATCCATTTAATAAATTATATATTGTTATTTATATAATTCATTTTATTATAATTTCATTCAATTTTTATGCATTTTGCACGAATATACATTGGGATAATATTCAAATCTTGATCATACTAGTTTACAAATCATATTTCTTGACAAAATCGGCGGGTATCATAATTGGTATATTCATTTCTCTAGCTTTCTCGGTTTTCTTAGAAACATCCTCATATGATTTTGTAATTAACACATTCGTTTGTTTTCCAATATTGTCATCCAATATTCCTCCTACTTTCTTTAATTCTTCAATAATGTATTTATCGCGTACTTTGGTCATTACAATATGCATTCCAGTCAATGGATGACTGAGTTGTTTTATTTCATTTTGTATTTCATTTTCTTTTGCTGCGTCTTTTTGGATTTCCAATTTATGCATTAATTTTGCTTCTTTTAAGAATTCTAGAAATTGTGGAATGTTATCTACAAAACTATTCGCATTTTCATTACCTATTCCATTAATCTCCATTAATAACTCTTTCTTCTTTTGATTTGTTATTTTATCTACTAATACATTTGGTTGAGCCTTCATAATTGGCGTAATCTTTCTCATACCAATACCTCTTCCAAATAAATTTGACGCAACCATAATATCTATCAATGATGCTTTTTCTATTTTATTTTGAATTCCATCATAAATTTTATTTATCATTTTTTCTTTGAAACCGTCCACTTCTTCAAATTCTTTCTTTGTCATATGTAAAATTTTCACAATAGAATCAAATCCTGCATTCATAATTCGCTTCACATTTCCACTTGATAATCCGTCGACACCTATTGTTGTAAAGAATGCAGTTATATTTTTCTCAACTACAACTGTGTCCGTATCTGCATTCTCTAATATAATATCTATATGCGTCTCGTTCCAATGGTATTCTACATCGGGCATTTTAGTAGTTTCGGCGGGTGCGGTGATAGA